CGCACTTATGCGACAAATGTTACTGTGAAGCTAAAAGACGACAGTACGAATACAGAAACAAGTTATTCGTCTGCTACCTCTACTGATAAAAACTACTTAGTAATCACAGATACGTTTACACTTAAAGAAGGTCGTATGTACGATATGCAAGTGCTAGACGGTACAGATGTGATTTACAAGGATAAAATATTTTGCACAGACCAAAGTATCAATCAATCTACAAACGCTTATTACAAGCCTAATAAAGACGTTTATACGACAAATGATACATATGATAATGATTACATTTACGTATGAATAAAATAAGCGTAGTAAATTTAAGTAGTTATACCACCCCTAAAGTGGTAGAGAATAGAAACAAAAATTACGTTTCCTATGGGGACGACAATAATTATTTTAAGTACTTAATAGACAGATACAACGGCAGTCCAACAAACAATGCTATTATCAACGGTGTTTCTGAAATGATATACGGCAAAGGATTAGACGCTACTGACAGCAACCGTAAGCCCGACCAATACGCGCAAATGATGTCTTTATTCACTAAAGACTGTGTTAGAAAGGTTGTTTACGATTTAAAACTTATGGGTAATGCGGCTATGCAAGTTATATACTCTAAAGACCGCACTAAAGTAGCAAAGGTAGAACATATGCCCGTCGAAACTTTACGAGCAGAAAAGTGCAAACAAGGTAGCGACATTGAAGCGTATTTTTATCACCACGACTGGGCTAATGTAAAACCAAAAGACGAGTTAAAACGTATTCCTGCTTTTGGTAGTTCAAAAGAAGCCATAGAAATACTTTACTTAAAACCTTACAAAAGTGGTTATTATTACTATGCACCTGTAGATTATCAAGGAGGGTTGCAGTACGCAGAACTTGAAGAAGAAATAGCAAACTTTCACATAAACAATATACAGAACGGGTTAGCACCTTCAATGTTAATTAATTTTAACAACGGTATTCCTAACGACGAGGAACGCAAAATGATTGAGCAGCGTATCTACCAAAAGTTTAGCGGTAGTAGTAATTCAGGTAAGTTTATTCTTGCTTTTAACGACAGTGCAGAAACACAAGCTAATGTAGAACCTGTACAGTTAAGCGACGCACATAATCAGTATCAGTTCTTGTCAGACGAAAGCACACAGAAGATACTTAGAAGCCACAGGATCGTTTCTCCTATGCTATTTGGTATAAAAGACCAAACAGGATTAGGAAACAACGCAGACGAACTTAAAACAGCTTCTATTTTAACAGACAACACTACTATAAGACCTTTTCAAAACTTAATAATAGAACACTTTGAAAAAGTACTTGCTTTTAACAATATTAGCCTTAATCTATATTTTAAAACATTACAGCCACTAGAGTTCACAGACATAGACGGCGAACTTGACAGAGAAACTAAAGAGGAAGAAACAGGAGTCAAAATGAGTAGTGATAAAGATTCTAGACCATTCTTGAGCGACGAAGATGGTGCAGAACTTTGGAAGTTAATTGAAGAACTTGGCGAAGATGAGGACTTTGAAAACTACGAATTGTTAGACGTAGAAGCAGCAGACGATGAACCTGACGATTTTGACGCAGAAAATTACTTAAATGGACTGCAATTATCAGCCACAGAAGATTCTACTCAAGACAATAAGTTATTTAAGGTGCGATACAAGTATGTAAAAGGCACTAGGAAGCAACCTAAGGGACTTTCTCGAGAGTTTTGTATAAATATGTTATCAGCAGCAAAATTGTACCGCAAAGAGGATATTCAGCAAATGTCTTTTAGTGGTGTAAATAAAGAACACGGACACAAAGGACAAAACTATTCTTTGTTTAAGTGGCAAGGAGGAGTTAATTGTTATCACGTTTTTGAAAGACGTATCTACAAAAAACGATTTAAAAAAGACGGTACTCCTTGGGGTGGCGATGCTTTAAACGGTACTAAATTCATTAATATTAATCAAGCAGTACGACAAGGATTTAAGTTACCTAAAAATCCTGAACAAGTAACTGAAGCTAACATAGACAGAGAAGATAGAGGACATCACCCAAATTACGGTAGATAATGGCAAAGGCACTATTCATAACAAGAACAGATTTAGTACGCAACACTATTATAGATGGTAATGTGGATTCAGATAAATTTATACAGTTTATTAAAATAGCACAAGAAATACACGTTCGTAATTTTTTAGGAACAAATTTATATGATAAAATTAGTAGCGATATAGAGAGTGATTCACTTAGTGGTGATTACTTAACGTTAAAAAACGACTACATAGTCCCAATGTTGATCCACTACGCTATGGTAGATTACCTACCTTTTGCGGCTTATCAAGTAAAAAACGGTGGTGTATTTAAACACACTAGCGAAAACAGTCAAAGTGTAGATAAAGCAGAGGTTGACTATTTGGTGAATAAAGAAAGAGATTTTGCAGAATATTATACAAGAAGATTTATAGAACATATGAGTTTTAATAATAGCAAATACCCTGAATACAATAGTAACACTAATGAGGACATATATCCTGACAAAGACGCAACATTCCAAGGATGGGTACTGTAAAAGCATATAAACCAAAAGACAGAAACGTACGTTTATTACAAGCGTACTTAAAAACTAATAAAACTAAACAAAATGGCTAATACAATAGATTGGGGAAAAATATATTGTTTTACTGAGTTTGGAGACGAAGACAACACTATTGCTGAATCAATACCCGCAGTAAGTTCGCCTGATTGTTTTTTAAGTAGCTTAATAGCAGGACAAATAGAAACGTTAGCAATAACATCAGACGATGCAAGATATAAAGCAGATAGTGCAATTTTAACAGCAGATAAATCATTAGTATAAAAAAATGGCAAAACAAACAGTATTTTTAGGTTCAGAAGCAAACGACAGTACAGGGACACCCTTACGCGAAGCATTTGATATGATTAACGACAATTTCGATGAGGTGTATGGTAACAATTTTGTTACTAACGCAATGTTAAATGATGACATTGTAGATCACGCAGAGTTAGCAAACAGATACACATCAAAAGTAACAAGTTCTTCAACAGGAACGCAAAACTTAGATGCTTCTACCGCAAGTGTTTTTTTAATGACAGGTGCTATGTCCACAGCTACACTAACAATACAAAATTTAAAATTAGGACAGACAATTGACATTGTGTTTTTCGGTTCAATGGCAAGTGCTGTATTAACCTTAGATACAAATTACACAACAGATAATTTTTATAGAGTAGGTGATACAGAATTAGACCAAGCAGAGCCTAACATAGTACAAGTTACTTGTGTAGATGATACAGATAGTAGCGCAAGACTAGCATATTCTATTAATAAATTCACAGCAGGAGACGATACACCATAAATTATGAAAGCAAAAGATTACAACGGAACGATTAAAATTTATAATACAGTACCTAAATCATACGGTAATATTATAGCGGGATTTGATTTACTATCAGATAGTGAATTGGAAGGACACGGATTCTACGATGTTGTTGTGCCTACATTTGATGGCAGAATAAAAGAACTAGGTGATATATACTTTGATTCTGAAAACAGTCAATTTACATACCCTGTCAGTAATATAACTTGGGCTGAAAGTTTAGCAGATTTAAAGGCAGCTAAAATAAAACAGTTAAAAGGTATATATAATTCTAAGTTAGGTAGAACAGATTGGTATGTTACTAGAAAAAGTGAAAAAGGTACTGCTATACCTAGCGACATTCAAACAGATAGAGACGATTTGAGAACTAATTGTAATACTCACGAAACAGCTATAAACGCAAAGACTACAAAAGCACAGGTAGAGTCTTACGATTTACCATCAATTATTTAGTATGAGTTTAAAGAAAAGACTTTTTACGTCATCAGCAGCGGCAGCATCAGATGGATATACAGATAACCTTACTAGTTGGGTACAAGTAGGAACAGGAAAGTCTTGGGAAGGGAGTGGAACTTCGATGACTGATTTAAGTTCTAACACTAATAACTTTACACTACAAGGCGCCTACAGTTATAGTTCAGGAAATAATTATGTAAGCCTCACAGCAAATTCTGGAAATATGGTGTCCTCTGTGAACTTGCCTAGAAACACAAACTACTCAGTTTTAATTTGGTATAATTTATCAATGAGTTCATCGTACAGCTTTCTTTTAGGCGGCAACGATGCATCTTATATCAATTATATAACACTCGGTAATGTAACAAGCGCTAGGTCAAATGAATCTATTGGTACTTATAGTGACTATGGTGGAACGGATTATGATTACGCCCCTTTAAATGGACATTACGCTTATTCAGATGGAACGTGGAGAATGTTTGTTCTTACAAATGCCGCAGGTTCAGATTTACGTTTTTATATGAATGGTGGTTCTACACATATTTCTTCTTTAGCAAATTCATTTTGGAGTACTCCATCGCTGTCGGTTGGTAGATACTCATCTGGAATTGTTCACGCTGGGCTAGCAGTAGGACAAATAAGAGCATATAGTGTAGTTTTAACTGTACAGCAAGTAATAGATACTTATAATGCAACAAAAGGATTATACGGACTATAATATAAAACAATGCAAGACTTGAAAATATACGGACTCAATTTAGGTGCAATAGTTTTCAGTACTATGCCAAACATAAATGCACAGCTACAAACAGTTGTATTGATACTAACAATAGTATACACGTTAACTAAAATCTACAAACAGATAAAATGAAAATGCCTAGAAATGGAGTAGCAAAAGAGATAAGACACTACGCAGGTAGCTTGTTTATATTTTTGTTTGTTGTAGGCATTATTGTTACTTTGTTACAGTTTCCTGTATTAGATTCTAATAAAGAGGTTGTAATGATGTTGATTGGTACTATTGCAGCTAGTATTCCTATTATAATATCTAGTATTACAGGCACAAAGCCCGATGACGTTACAGCACTTAAATCAGCACTAGACAAAAAAGAACATCAAATAGAACTTTTAGTACAAGCTAAAGATAATTTAGAAGGTATGGTGATTGAGTTGCAAAGACAAATGCTCGAAAATCAAGAAAACGTTATGGACAAAATTATACTAAAGGCAGCTATGGATTTTGATGATAAACGAAACCCACCTAAATAATGGAACTAAAACATTTTACACTTAGTGAATTTGATTCCCCTGATCTTGAAGGTAGCGGTGTTAATATGCAACCACGAACTTTACAGATGCTCGAC